CTAAAGCATTCTCCGTAACCCGAACCTGGTCCACCCGAACTGTTCTATTTTGATGTTGAATTAATGGCTCCATATATTTCTATTGTACTACATTCCCCAACCTTCTCCTGAAACCTTAGGTGTCTTTGGAACTTTGTAAGTTGGCTTCATTTTCTTCGCAACTCCTACGTACCGAGCTGGTTTCTGTGCAACCTTACGCTTTGGACCAGGCACTCCCAGTCGATCACTAATTGTAATGTAGCTCTTTTTTTTCATACTACTATTTCTTAGTAACGCCCCGTCGCTGATTTGCGATGTATCCTACGCCTCGTTTTTCAGTACTCTTTTTTGCTTTTTTCATACGATAATTCTATCTAATAAATCGGGGATTAAATCCCAACCCCGCCTTTAATGCTCCCACACATTAAAGACAGAATGGAAATTATTCCTTGTCTTTAGCCTTAGTGTCAGCCGCTTTTTTTACGACCTCTTTTTCAGCTTTAGCTTTCTCTGGAGCTTCATCAAGCTTCAAGCCAGTTCGAACTTTCTTAGAATGTTCAATTACTGACTCAGCCTGAAGGACTTCCAAAGACTTCGGTGCAAAATCAGCTTTTTGTGCTTTCTCATATTCGTCAGGAGTAATCACTCCGTTTCGAATATAATCAGCCGCAATGTCTCGCTTCAGTCCACATTCTCTTTCGAGAGTGATAAGCGATTCCAGCTCTTCAGCTGTCCACGCTCGTCCAGAACTGTACGCGCGACCTTGTGATGCTAATTTTACTAAATCTTGTTGAGCCATAAATTAAGCGTTTAACTAATAACTAAGCTGATCCAGTCGATCCGAAGATGTTCTTTGGATGATCTGCGCCCATGGCGTAAAAACAGTCAGCTGTGTACTCCCAAGTCTTTGAGTCGTTCACCTCTTCTGGTGGGAACATCATTGGACGTTGAGCAAATGGTGATCGTAGAGTTGTTTTCACATTTCGTGAATCAGCCATGAACCAGTAGTCAGACTTGTCTGATCCTGATGAATCTTCATCAAGACGACTCCATAGTACGAGTGAGTTTACATCAGATCGTAGTGGGTTTGAGTCTACGTTTGGAGTACCTTGTACACCTTGAGAGTAAACAATTCGTTGCGCGATGTCATGGTTTGTCGCTGAGACAAGCAATCGGTCGAGCTTAATTGGTCGGTTCAAGTTGTTCGGGTCACGATACTTACGTCCAGCAGAAACAGTGTTCACAATCGGATCTCGATCGATTCCAGGGTTTGCTGTACCAGCAGCGTTCTCGATTAGGTTACTGAAAGTTGTAGCATTCAGGTTGTTTGTGTGTGACGCACTAAATAGTACTACACCATCTGAGGCAACGTTTGACTGTGTACCACCAAACACGTCTGTGTATGACGTACCAGTAAATCCGTTTGTAAGTAGGTCAGCGTGTGATTGATCGATTGCATCGAAGAATCCTTGTGACAAACTTTTCGTCATAACTGAGATCTGATCGTATCGATCAAACTTTCGTAGACGCTTCGTGATACCAATACGGTCTGCGTATTGAATCTGAGTAAGAGACATTGTATCTCCTTCCTCTGTGTTTAGAGCTGGGAACTGCGCTCCTTCAGCTACTCGCGATGGTCGTCCAAGACCGTAGAGGTTTAGTGTGTTGAACACTTCCCAATCAGTTTCTCCGACATCGTAGTAATCCTTTCCGACCCAGTCCGCAATTGCGTCCCGAGAAGCTTCATTGTACCAATCATTCAACTTTTCAGTTAACGACTGGAAATCTGCTTTGAGAATAGCCATATGTTAATTAGTTAAATGATTAAGCGTTTCCGGCACCATCTACGAAGAATCCACGAACTTTTTGGTCCGCTACTGCTCCGACAATATCTTCAATGTAGAAGAGATCGTTGGCTGATGCGTTAGGGTTAATAGTCGATACAGTTGCAAGATCTACAAGAGTTCCTACATCAGTTCGAGCTGGGTTTGCGTCGGTGTCGCATTCTAGTACCACCTTGTTATGAACACGGAGGCAAAGAACTTTATCACCATTAGCAGTTGTGGTTGTATCCACCATAGCGACGTAGTAAATGTCAGTAGCAGTTGAAGCGCCAGCCATGATGTAAAACCCATCAGCATCAGCTACAACAGCACCGCCTTTCACGACAGTTTCGCCAGTTGAGAATGGAAGCTCTACGAGCTGCCCTTCTTCATAATTCACAGGAATTAAAGCCATATATTTGCTGTTAGTTAAATAAACTTCACAGCGGCATTAGGGCTATGCTGGATACCAGTCTTCAGGTTGAGCTGATTCTTTGTATCCAGGAAGTGTCGGCGCCGGTTTCTTTTCAGAAGTCTTTGCCTTCGGTCCTCCCGATGTAGGAACGTGAGTAGATGTCTGCAGATCTTTCGTTGGGTCCTCACCTTCTGCTGGGTTTTCAGCCAAGTAGATGGTGTACCGTTGTTGCATATTCTTTGCAATCGATTTTGGATCCATCGCGTCAAAACCTCCAAGCGGTACCTTTGTCAGTTCGTCCCAAGTTTCTAAAATTTCTGGAGCAACAAGATCCTTAGCTTCAGTTGTAGCTCTTCGTTTCATGTCGTCCTTAGTAACATAGTTACTTGAGATTGGTTCCTCCTTAGGTTCCTCTTCTGGTTCCTCTTCGTCCGCTTCTCTCTTCGCTACTCGTTGAGCGATTGCTCGATCACGTTTAGCTTGAGCTCGTTGTTCCTCATCTGCAATAGCGTCCAATGGATCGCTGTTCGCTTCGGCTGGTGCAGCTTCCGCCGCCTTAGCCTCACTTGGTTCTACTGGTTCCCCGCCGTTACCATGCTCCAGGTCTGGGTTTACTGTATTCATATACACAAATTATTACTAGGCTATGCCGCCTGTTACTTTTATAATACCACACTTTTTTTCTGAGAAAATGTCTTTTTCCGCGAATAGCACACCTTCATGCGATTCCTCAACGCCCGTATCTCCACCAACTGCCCAGCAACACCCCGGGCGTGATCCGTCTGACCCTTCAACAGCTTCTCAGTGCTGTTGTAAATCAAATACGTTTCCCGCTCGTTCAGATACTGCATGATCGCTGGATTCTGATACGCCTTACTCATCGCTGCCACAAACTGATCTTCATCAAGCTTCCCCCTAGTAGGAGATTGCTTAATTAACCACTTAACCAATAGATTAAGCAGCATAACCGAGCTTACGACTTAAATCGTCTACAAAAGAAGTGTCTGGATCAGCAATGACTCCTTCAAGAGTAACAAGAAGTGAGGAAACCGCCACCGCATTCTCCAGCGCACACTTCTGCGTCCAGTACGAATCGCGCACCGTCGCTGGATCAATCTCCAAATCACCGCCAGCATTCATCTGCAACCGGTTGTGAATAACCGGTAGCACTTCCTTCAAATACCCCTCGGGCATCTGACTCACTAATGCTTTGTACGCCAGACCACCACCAGCAGCTGTGCCATGCTCAAGCGCTCCCTTACAACTGTTCACCGCATCCTCCACCTTCTTCTTCAAATAGTAACGGTCAACTGCTGTCTTAGCATCAACATACAGTGTCGCCACACCCCCATCAAGCCCAGCCGCCCGACGAAGTAGCAGCTGTCGCTCATCAGGATTCTGCTCCTTAGTCGCTAGTTCCTGCAGATCAGCAATCCGCGTACTCACCTCACCGGCCTCAATCCCGCGCCCACCAACAAACGATGTCTGCTGTGGCCCCGCAATCACCTCTGTAGCCGCCCCAGCGTCCGCAAACGTGTACGTATTCATCTTACGACCATCTTTAGGATGCGTATCAATGTATTTAGCGTTCACATACGTCGCAATGTCCTGAAATTCATCATCTCGCAACCCGTTACCATTTAGCAACACAATCGGTAGCCCGGCTGACCGGCTCACCCCCGCAATCTGCGCGGTAAACTGCACCGAAAAGTGCTTACCAACAATAATCAACGGTTGTGGCTTACCTTTCGCCGCAATCATCCCGTTCATAAACAGGGCTAAATCGTTGTAATCCTCAAACACATGGTTCGCCACGATCACAATCGGATCCTTATGTGCTGCCTCCTTACGCGCCGGGTTCGTATACATCGACGGTGCCTCAATCTTCAGCGGCATATGCACCCCCGGGACCACCGTTTTCTCCACTTTACCCGAAAAACCTTCCCGAATACTCGTATTAGAGTTAAAACCAACGTCAAATATAGTTTCCGCAATCAAATCGCTGCACTCATGCCCCTCCATCGCGGTCCGGGACACCAATTTCAGCTCATCCAGGCTCACATCCTTCGTTTTTTGCTCCTGTAGGAGCTCAAGAGCTACCGCCAGCTCCGTTTCCAGCTCCTTTTTGATCCCCATCACCGTTTTCTGCCCCGGAATCGGTACCGTAATATCCGGAACGTCCGCTAACACCAATGGAGCCAGTGCAGTTGTCAATAAAGTAGCTGTTGTAGTCCCATCACCAGCATCTTCGTCCTGACGACGCGCTACTTCCTGAAAGGCATCAGCAATCGAGTCCTCACGCTCATCATCAAAGCGAATATGATCCAATATCGACACCCCATCATTAGTAATCCCATCCGGAGTCATATAATTCCGCCCACCAGGACCAATAGTGTTCCCCACCATCCGACCAATAGTAGTGGCAACATTACAAACCCTAGCTCGTGTCTGCGTTGGCTTGTCCCCATCAATAAAATCATGCTGTGCTGAGCCTTCTGCGAATTTTTTCTTAATCATTTAGCTCTTTCTTATCACGGATAGCGTTCAAATCTTCATTATCTGGCAATTCACCCAAATGCTGCCCCAGCCACATTTTTGCTTCCTGCAGTTTTGTCACAGCAATAGAACAAGACCGTGTTGCACCTTTTGCCATAAGTGTTTCAATCATAGTCTGCATTATTGCGCGAAGTTCCTTTGTTTCTACTGACTCTAGTCTATTGTTGTTCATAATTCATTTTCAATTAAAGTTGCGTACCCGGCTATATCGTGCCAATTATCCTTATAACTTGGATCACCAGTCAAAATACGACTGATCTTCTGACAAATCACCTCCAGCGATTCACGCTGCGAGAAAGATAGCTTGTGATCATTCCGGCGGATGATAAGTTTCAACTGGTGAGCGACAAGCGCATTGTCAGCGAAATCCCCGTAGACCCTCCTGCGCTCATTCAATGTTTCTTGTATCATAGCGATAGTATAGCATGTGCGGTATTAATACGACAAGGACTGGGGGATTTTCAAAGAAAGTTCCCGCCCCGCAGATGCACAGCACTTAGGGGCGATAAAAGTGAAAAATTTGTGGAGCTGGGGCCCCCCTCTCCCTATACCGGGGGTACCCCTCCGGGGTCGAGTTGTATATATGTATCTACTTTAAGAACTTCCTCTCACCCCTGCGCCCACCACCACGCAGCTCATGCTTACGCTTCATGGCAGCCCGGAATGTTTTAGCCTTACGCTCTGACTCCGAGAGTGGTTGCACAAGCTTAGGTAGGCTAGTGATACCATATCGAACAGCATCCATCGCATCACTGAACGTATGCTCAGGCACGTTGAGTACCTTGCCATGCTTGTCTGTCTCCCATAGGTAGTTACGGTATGAGTTGATGAGGTTCACGCTGCGCTTAGTCATGCTGATACGCTGGTCCTGTACCAAGTCTATCCCCTGCTTCACACTGTCCTTACCCTTCACTGCCCCTATGATAGGCACACCATACGTAGCTATCTCATCGATACTCTTGGGCTCTGCCGAGTCTGCCACCACGAGCACTGAACTCTCCTGGTTCTGAATCACCGCCGCGATCTGGCTGTTAAGCATACCCTTCTGGTGTAATACCTCATCTAGTATGTAGCCACCGTCGTACTGATAGATGGCGACAATCGCTGTGGGGTCATTCGAGTAGCCGAAGTCAAGCCCGTATCGAACGAGCTTGGCTCCGTGTGGAATGTCTTCCACAATCCCCCAGCCGGAGTATATCTTGCCATCCACCTCTCCGAGCTGGCCCAGTCCGAACACCTGCCACCAGCCCTTACGGTCCTTACGCTGTTCGATACTGTCCACAATGTTCTGGTCCAGAGCCTCGTTATCTTTATAGGTAATGATTAAATGGTCTATATCATCACGCTTGCCCAGCATCTCCGTGTAGAACCAGTACTCTGTGCTGGGGTTCCAGTCCATGAATATGCAGTCCTTGGTTCGCACCTCTAGCTGTTCGAACGTTTCGAACGCCAGGTTGTTCACCTCGTTGCAGAACAAACGGTCACGGCGCGGTCCCCGCACCTTCAGCGGCTGGTCCGCTCCAAAGAACTCGATGACGCTCCCCGTCTCGAACTTATATATGAAGTCGGTCCGGTTCCAGTTCGCTTCGCTGAAGTACTTGTGCCCCTGCATTATATTGAGAAAGTCGCGCATCGCGCCTTTTTTCAAGTGGGGCAAGCTTTCAGACACAATACTAGTCACTGTGGGCGTCTTGTCGCGCTGGGCCAAGTCTATAAGCACCTGCAGGGTGCAAATGGTCTTGCCCGCACTGGTGCCGCCCTGCAGTGCTCGTATTCGCTTGTCAAGAGCTGCTACCTTGTGGGTAGCAGAGGTGATGCTATATTCCATATTAGTCGCTTTCTATTACTTTAGCCTCTTTTCCATCGATTACCTTGGTTTCTACCTCAGAATAACCAATCTTTTTTGTGCGCAAGTTGTCCAAAAGCGGTTTCACCTCCGTGATCTTTATCTCTTGCTCCACCTTGTCGCGCATGCTCGAAACGTTTTTCGCGGTGAAGATAAAGGCTGAAGCTGGCATGGCCCCCGAAAGACCTCCTTGGATTAAAAAGTCCTCCTGGGCCTGTTTTGCATGCTTGTAGGCGTTGCAAAAGCCTTGCATGTCTAAAAGCTCCTGCTGCTTTGCTTTAGGCAGCTCCTTGAAGTTTTCAGGCAGCTCCTCCTTAGTAGACCAGCGGTACACCGTTGCAAAATCAACATCAATGCTCTTCGCAAAACGTATCAGCGTTGGTAGATAATTTGGCACGTACTTGTACGTTTTAGACACCTCACCATTAGGCTTTGATGATTCTGCCATAATCTCCTTCCTGATCGGCTCCACGTTAAAGAAGTCAATCATCTTCTCAATAAACTCCTTCCTAAACTTCGTTGGCCTTCCCTGTGGTTTTAGATATGTTCCCATGTCCTGCAATTGTAGCACATGCAGTGCATCGCTGACCAATGGAAGTGCTACTGCACCTCAACCAGAGGTGTAGTAAGGTGTAGTAAGGTGTAGTAGCAATTCTAACCATATTATTAGCCCCATAATCCAAGTGCAGCACCTTACTATACCTATTTCCCTAAAACACTTCTCAATTATTTTTTTTTATACACTACAGCGTATACACACACAGAGTCTCCAAACCCCAAAATAGGTGCAGTAGGTGCAGTAGCAACCAATCCAGCCTTACTACAGGCCCCACATTAGCTACTACACCTCCAAAAAAGGTGTAGTAAGGTGTAGTAAGGTGCAGTAGCTACCTAAGAGACAATACAGCGTTGTTTACAACACTCGTTTGACGTTTTGAGTCAAAATCACCCTTGACAACTCAGACAATCACCCGTCGTATTGCAAGACACATTGGGTTTCAAATAAGAGGTGGTGAAGCATACAACTGGTGGTGACATTCCAGACAGACCTCAGTAACCAAACAACACGGGCAGGCGTGGCATGCCATGCAA